AGGAGTAGAAATAACATTTGTGTTTATGATTTGAAAATATACAGCATACTTAGTTTCATCATAACTATTATATATACATAAATATTGATGGTGCAAATTACCAGCAACATCTGCAATAGGAGTTATGGTTAGTGTGCTTGTATAGTTTGCTTTTACCCACTCAACTATACTTTGCCCATTCTTAGTGGACACAGTTCGTTTTCTAGCAGGAGCAAATCCTTTTGGATTATGTATCTGGGAATCAGTTAAATTATTATGGTGCTTCATTTATCTAGTATGTTATAATCCCATGTCTTTTACTTACATTTCCACCTTTTGTTTTGTTATCGCAGCCATTACATCCTTTCCATTCAGGATATAAAGTAATGTTATCATCTAAATATTTCTCCATTTTTTTCTTGTACGTTTCAGCCTTTTTAAAAGTTTCTTGTCTCAAGTAATTTAACTTAGATGGGTCTACAGGACTTGTAAAGTCTGCTAAATTATCTACAACACCTTGTGATGTTGTGTTATAAGTTATGTCTGGCAATATCTCAAATTTTACGCAAAATGCCAAATAATTTTTAATATAATCGTTTACTAATGTAACATAGCCACCAGCGACACAAGCATCATATAAATCTTCACCTAAAAAAGGCTTAACGTGATTTAACTCTGCTATCTCTATAAATGTGTCCTTAATCAAATGTGTATCAAAGTTTGCGTTTGTTATACACCTAGATATTACTTCTGATTTAGTTATTAGTGGCATCTTCTTCGTTTATATCGTTATTATTTTCTTTTACTTCATTTTGCTTTGACTTTGCCTTTTCCTCTAGCAACTCTTCCATTTGTCTTTTACTAAGCTCTGGCAAATGAAATATCTCTCTACCCTCTTTTATAGATATAAATTCAGAAGGTGATATTGCTCCAAGTAATGATACTGGTGGTTTAGTGTAAAATGTTAGGTCAGAGGCATTAATTCCTCTTTCGGTTTTTAAAATCTTTTTTAATATCTTTAAGAACATCTGTTGAGGCTCTTTTATAACTGTACTCATTGCTATATCATAAGCAGTAAGTATCTGTTGGTTGTTGCCAAGCTGTCCTGCAACTTGTATTCCTGACAATGCAGGATTCCACCTGTGTGCCGAAATTATATTATCATTAGTTATTTTCTGCAACTCCATAAACGAACCATCACTAGTGTCATTTATTATATTTACATTAGTTGCATCACCATCACCATTTTTAGCTATAAATAATATCTTAGAGTTATCACCGGCACCTGTTAGCTTTGCTACAGCATCATCAATAAAGTCTTGTGCTTCATCTTCTCCCATGTCAGCATTTAACTCTACAATAGCACTAGGCATAAAGCCATTTTTAAATCTAGTAAGGTTGTAAACACCTATTTGATTTGCTATTTTTATATGGTCTAAAGCTGCACAGTAATCTGGCATACCATAATAATAATATGTGCTTTCGTAATCAGAAAAATGTATTATAGTTCTAAATGTAGCACCACCATTTTCTTCCTTGTATTCTGGGTATTTTGGTATTTTTCGTAAATCATCTGGATATTGTCTTGCGTGTTCCCAATCAGGGTGCAACAATATATGCTTACCATCTTTGTGAACTCTGGCAGTTGTGCCATCTTGATGAAAAAAGTTTAAATAACCTCTACCAATAACAACCTCCATATAGCCATTACCTAGCTTCCAGTAATCAGCAAAAACTTTTTTAGCAACATCATCCATAGACTCACCATAGATGTTCACGTCTTCTAATATGCTTTGTAAATTCTTATTGCTAGTTCTTAGACCTTCTCCTACAGAAAATGTGGTTTTTGTGCTAAGTATAGCTCTATGCGTAGAAGCAGAACGTGAAAGCTCTGACAATTCTTGTGGAAATAAATTGTTAATACCAAAAGGAATCCAATCATCCTGTAATTGTTTATACGGATGTGGCTCTTTTGGTGGTTCTTTTGATACGTCTTTAGAAAAAGAATATCCTAATATCTTAGGACTCTTTTTTGTTTGACTTATACTTTCTATACTTTTCTTTCTTTTTCGGCTCATTTATAATAACTTTTTCTGGTTGTATGATTTCATCTTCTATGACAACTTGTTCTTCATTTTCCAAAGTAACATAAGGTTTGCCTTGATTATATAAATGAGATAACACCTTGTTGCTTAATTTAGAATTAAAAGACACTTCAAAAGTGTGTCCTACAACTACAACAGGGTCATTATCATTAGAAACAAAATAATCTTTATCGAACTTAAATTTCATCATGATATAATATTTTATGTAAATATATAAGAATTAGGGGGATTTCCCCCCTAATCTTATAAAAAGTTATTGTAAACTAGTTTGAGCTCCAAGCATTAGTAACGCCAGTAACAGCTTGAAATAAATCAATCTGACCTGCGTTTGCTGGGTCTACGTTTGCAGCAGATAATACTACTAACGCTTCTCTTGGGTATTCAGCATGAACACCAGCTAATTTTACTTGAGTACCATTTGCATCCTGTAATGCAACACCAGTAGTTTGCTCTCCTGAAGAGAACTCTAAAAATGCTTTCTTTTCGAAAACCTTGTCATATCCTAAGATAAAGAAGTATGTTTCTGGTGCAACAGCATCACAATCATCAGCGAATGTTTCAACTAGTGCATATAGACCACAAGATTCAGTAAGCTCTCTTAATCTACCATTAATTTCTTCAGTTACTTTTGGAATGTAGAAGTCTAATTCTACTGTTACAAGAGTAGAACCATTCTCTCTTGTAGCGTTTGCAGTGAAACCAGCAGTTTCTCTGTCAAATTCAAATTCATACCAAGTTGAAGATACAAAAGAGTTAAATTCGCCTCCAGCAGCATCAGAACCAGGTCCAGTACCAGCAGCAGCATAAGCTACAGCACCTAATCCACCTTGCTCCATAAGGAAAATTCTCTTTAATCCACCTCTTCGGTTTCTATCGCAACATACGATTGCGTGTCCTTGAGTTATTGCCATTTTTTTTATTTATTATATTGTTAAACAAAGTAGTCAGGAGGGATTTTACTCCCCCCTTCGTACATTTTTATTATTAGTCTTCAGTAGAAGTAACAACCATTCCTGGCTCTTTAACAGCTACACCGAAAGAGTAAAGCATACGGAATCTGTTTTCTTTACAATCTCTGTTGTACCACATATCTACATCTTGTGCAGCAAAGTCAGTACCTACAGTAATATTGTTTTCCATTGTCCAGATAGCACACTTAGTTTCAGCAGCTCCATTTGGAGCAAGACCATTTGCCATAGCAGCTAAAGCTACAGAGTGGTTAGCAATATCAACATCCCACGAGTTGATAACAACTAAAGGAACACCATTGAAACGTAGACTTCCAACACCATTTTGTAAGTCAGCGTAAGCAGCAGTGTGAGAACCATTAGAAGCTCTTAATTCAGCAGCATAAGAATCAGCAAAAGCACGAGAACAGTAAATAACTTGTCCTTCAGCAGTAGCTAGTTCAGTTGAACGAGCAGCTAACATTGCTTCTAATTGTGCGATTGTTGCAGTAGCACCTTGAGTAAGTGTTTGTGCAACTGGTAAAGCACCACCTACAGCACCATCAAGAGCTTTCCATACACCATTTGCAAGTGCTTGAGTACCAGCACCATTTGTAGTATCTCCAAACCAAAGGATTGTAGACATATCTCTCATGATACCTTGTAATACTAATTCAGAAACGATTTCCATAAAGATAGTTCCTGATAAGTCGTAACGACTAATACCTCGTCTCAATAATTGAGATTTAATGTGAGATAATAAAGAAGTAGACTGTTGTGCGTGTTCAACCTCTAAACGAGATAGAGTTAACTCTATAATGCTGTTAGTAGATTGGTCTGCGTCAGCAGCGAAACACGCTGTGTTCATTGATTTTGTTAAATCTTTTAATGCTGAATATCTGTCTAACTTAATAGAAGCACCAGAAATATCAGAAATAACTTCCATCCCTTTAAGATGGTCATTTTCGTAAAACAATGGAGATAGGAAATAACGTCTAGCATCTTCCTGACTCCAAGTTAAACTTGTATTAATTACGTTTGCCATTTTTTTCTAATTTTTAATTTTTAAAATAAACTTTTTTGTCATCGCTGATGCTCTTAGCTAGTACATCCCACGCATCTTCAGACTTTGCATCTGGAGTTGGGTTAGGGTCTTTACTAGGCACTACATCACTTGGAGTTCCCTCCATTTTTGCTACTTTGTAAGAAGAAATCTCATCTTCTAAAGTTGCAATGTAACCATCCTTTTCAACGATTGTGCCATTTAATTCAATGATAGCTTTGTTAGACTCTTCTATAGACTCTTCTAAAGTTTTCATTTTTTCAACAACAACATCATTATCAAGAATTTTTACTTCCTTCACATCGCCTTCTTTGTTAAAAAGGTCAGCGATAAAAGATTTTAAGTTATCAAACTCTTTTTCCATTTTACTTTCTTTTTTAATGTTATTAAATAAATTATTTACAAGAGCTTTGTTCTTGTAATCATACTTGTTTATATCAAACCTTGCAGCAAGTTTTATAGGTTCTTCGATTATATCTACAAAACCATATTTTACTGCTTCAGAACTATCAAACCAAGTTTCTTCATTCATCCAAGAACGGATTTGCTCTTCGCTATTTCCAGTCTTAGACATATATATACTAACTAACCTATCGCCCATTTTATCCATGAGGTCGGCTGCTTTCCTTAAATCACCTGCGTCTCCAACTTCTCCTCCCCATACATTGTGTATCATATAAAGTGAGTTCTCACTCATTATAACTTCATCACCAGCAAGTGCAATAACACTTCCCATTGACGCAGCAATACCTTCTATACGAGTAGTAACCTTTTGTGGCATTCTGCTAATAGCATCATAAATCGCTAAACCATCTACTACCGAACCACCAGGTGAGTTTATTCTTAAAAGAACAGATGTACCATTTGGGATATTTTTCATTTCATCTATAAAAGATTTGGCATCAACCCCATATTTGCCAATCTCATCATATATCATTACTTCTGTTACATTGTCAGAAGCTACATTTTTTATATCGTACCAATTCATTTTTGCTAAGTTTTTAATATTACTGTGTTCATGAATTTCGCCATCGTTATATGTAAAAAGAATGGTCATTTGTGTTCCATCTTCATCTGTCTGTGTTACATATAACTCTCCTTTAGTGTGTAAGGTTTCCATATCTGATTGTGTAAAATCATATCTATGGTCATACTCTTCACCCTTGTATTCTTCCTTTTTGCTTTTCTTGTCTATCTCTTCCAACTTGTTTATTGCCCAATTAATCATACTTGTGCCTCCCCAGCAGTCCCACATTAATTTTCCACAGCCTTCACTATAAGGAACATCTTTGTGTTGTTGATGCCTTTTAAAACTAGCGACACGAGAAATCGTATCTCTACTTAAAGGGGTACGACTTGCAATTTGTCTGGCTCTTTTTTTTCCTACGTCAGTTCCACAAGAACCCCATCCATTTTCTTCTACCCACTTTAATGCTCTCTTAGCATTATTAGTTGCAGACTGTGGATAATCACTATAGGTTTTAGCCATTTTAAAACTTTGATACAATATAAATGAATATATATGAGACAGTATGGAAATTTGTGGAATAAAATTTGGAATTGTCAATATTGTTGTGTTACATTGTATTAATAATCAATAAAAACAACTATGAATTTTGAAACTAAATTATCAGGAAACAACGTAACAGTTTATAACATAAGCAAAAAAAATCACGATGTAGAGTCTAGCTTTATGGTGGATTGGTCTTTTGTTACAGAAATGAGACAGTGGGGT